AGCGCTTATCTCAGACCTCGCGAAAATAAATCTCGCTTGACTGGACCCCCCACAGCTTCAAATGCTTACATCTCACATTTTAGGGTGTAGGACCTATTCGTTGGGTGCGTCTAAACCCAAACCACGACTCTCCATAATCGTGGGCTCCGTCACACGTGATTCACACTGGCCGCCTTCCTTATTCGGTCCTTCTAGTAAGGATCCCGGGATGAATCCGAACAGACTTCCCAGTCTGTGGTTCTCACCTATTATAACTTGGAATCTTCCAGGTGGTGACGTACTGTGTCTGATCCACTGTTCAGCGCACTAACTGCATGAGCGTAAGCTTGTCCATTTAGTAGTGTTACAACAGTGGCTGCTCGTTTACTATTAATGTAACGAGGGTCTACAATCCGAACCTTTGATAAAAGTGTTCGGCATAGCTCTGCGATATCAACTGTCGTAGATTTGTACACCATCTCGAGCCCTTCTTCGAGTCGCCCGTGTTGGGCAAGCATTGCCATCACCGCTGGTGTATGGGATGCAGAGTTAAACGGGGCTGAGCCGTCTTGTGAGACGACGAGCCAATGTCGAGCGATAGAGCTAATCTCTTGTGTTGTTAAACACATAGTTTGAGATAGATATCGACGCGACTGTAACGTAACTTTCTCGAATTGCTCTAAGAAATATTCGTCCACAGTTTGTTGAACATGTTCAATAAACCGTGTAGTCCCTTTGATTGTCATTGGGACTGAGACAGCTGTGGCAGGACTGGAATTGACTAACGTCGAATTCACTACCTCAACCACCGTCTGGTCTTCACCGCGATCAGCGGAACGAATTAGGAGCATTTCTAGCGTCAGACGAAGAAGTCGGTCAATAGATCGATCATTTGCTGTAAAGCAAGAGAGGATACCTTTTACAAAGTCTCCGGGTACAGCTTTATATAGCTGTTGCTCGAACCACCCACGCTTCTGTAGATCATTAAGAACGGATACGAGCTCAATAGGCTTATTCCAGTTCTCTACTACGCTATGCAGGGGGAATGGGGTGATTTCTGTTCCTTTATAGAACAGACGTTTTGCGAAGTCGCGATAACTTTCGCTATCATGTGACTTAATGTCACTAATCTCGACTCCAAACGAAGCAATTACTTCCCGATATTTCTCTGCAACCGATGAATCGTAAATTACGATGTCATCTCCGAGCAGCGCATAGGCACTAAACTTGAATGGGTCGTGACCGCACAGACTAGCACAATATAGCACCACTAAGTGATGCGATACTGCGAATACCGCCCAGGAGCTATATGCTCCCATCGGCTGTCCTACGGTGTAACTGACCTCACCACCAGTTGGTGTAACGAATTTATGATTCGTCATCAGGCTTCGCCACGCTAGCGCTTTCTGGCTCCCTAATACCGCTTCCACAACTTCTTGCTGTAAATCAGCCGGGAAACGATCTGTAGCGGACGATAAGTCCATACAGTGGAAAGTAGACATCCCTTTCGAGAGTGTCAGTTCATGATCTTGATTGAAGGTGCAATCGCTTGAAAATGATTTCAGCATCTCCATGAATAAGTCGTGGACTGGCCGTAGGGCCGTTTGTGTCCAATAGTCGAACACGGCAATTGGCCGGTTCTTACAACTCTTGTCACGGATTACGCTGATTTTCCGAAGGGTACCAGACTCAGGTATAGTCGGGCACACTGAGGGAAGGATCTTGATCATGTAGAAAATGTATGATCGTAAATAAGATCCTCCAAGAGTCACAACATCGTTGATGATCTCTTGTGGCAACATTGCTAAATCAATTAGCGATGTCCCCAGTGCGTGTCCATTGGGACCAGCTTTCGTCGTCATATGTGGATCATTCCACTGAATGCCGAAGCTATTCAGTCCTCGCCCTACCACGAATTGGTGGACAAACTTAATATAATTTGTCCAGTGACTGTTCCCAGTCACGCGGGTTGAAGGAGCAACGATGGAGCTCACATCTAGAGTTCCATCCCCTGGTACCATCCGGTGCACACTCAGAAGAGAGAGCACCATACGGATGAATCCCAGGTGTCGCGCTCGAATTAATTCGAGAGCAGTTGCCCCGAGGATCTTCGGCAGTCCATCTTTACTCAGTCCGATACGGACTTTGGATTTGAGCAATGGATGGCCTGCAAGATGGCGGGTAATGTGTAGTTGATATGCTTTGAGGATGTTTACCGTATGTACAATACCGTGATGCTTGACTAGATTGTTAACATGGTTTACCATATTGGTCATCAGGTCATTAAAACACATCGCTGTTTCGGTACCTTGACATAGAACATAAGTAGACACTACTTTAAGTAGTCGTTGAAATTGGTTTGTGATCATTGTTGCTTTGAAACCGTAAAGAACCTCACTGCGCTGTCACTTCATATAATCTCCTTCTTCATAGGGGGAGGTGCAAACACCCGCAAATTGCAGAGTACGACTAGAAACTCGGATTTCTATTGGTTAGGCGACATTCCAGTAGATTAGGGCGAAGTAGGTTGCCAGATCAAACAGAATGCTTGAGGCGTGCAACACCTAGTTCTTAACAAACTGTCTCTTTGTCATGGTGGGTATGAACTCATCTTGAGAACAGACAGGAGCGTTATGTAAAGCTCGGATAACCTCTGGG